CGTCAACTTCCTCACACGTTTCTTCAAAGTTTTACCATATGAATATATGCCTCCAATACGTCGAACTGGTGCGCTCATCCCCATCGTTTGTTTATGCGGTCGTGTTCTTGAACACATTGACTGCGTTGCATTTGATTATGGGATTGGGGGCTTGTTTGATTGCATGGAATGTAGTAAAGTTAAGTACTATATGTGTGACGAAGTTGATGCGGCTAATATACGTCTTCCTCGGCAGTTTCATATTGAACATAAGCTCGGCAATCAATTTCGTGGGCGAAGCCATAAAACTCAAATGGTATTTGCGCAATTACGCGAGAAAGACTACCGAGAGTATTTCTCCAGGATCAGTTCCTGGGTTGTTACGAGTCGGGATCAATGGCGTATACGTAGAAGCGTTAACAGCATCGGGCCGGCTACTCGTCACGTTGAACAGTGGCGATTTAGCATTGGCCCTAGCGGTCCTCGGAACACAAGCTCAGAAGAGTTTGAAATCATCGAAAGAATGTGCGATGGCGAATTCCATGGTGTACCAGAAGGTAATGCCTAAATTTGTCGTCAAGTTCATTGTAAACGATGTTGTTATAGGCCTAGGTTTTAGAATCCATCGTCGCGGTAAATCTATTTTGGTTACTGCCAAGCATGTCTTGATGGACGTTCTCATGGCTGAGAATTGTTATATGAGTGGACCAATCAATGAAGTTAAAGTAGACCCTCAATGGCGGGTTTCCTTCTGCTTAAATGCGGGAGACTTAATTGGTATAAATGTTCCGCCTGTAATATTTTCCCACATGGGTACAACCGTTGGGAAACTTAGCAGAGCAAAAAATAATATGTCGATTAGAACCTGTGGAATTATCGGAGGAGAAGATGCAAGTTGCGTTGGGATGATAATCGACCTTGAAGAAGGTTTGATAATCAAACATACCGCAACGACCATTCCAGGATTTTCTGGAGGTCCTCTTATGGATTCCCGCGGAGGAATAGTCGGCATACACACAGATGGTTTCGAAACATATAATACGGCACTTGCCTTAGATTTTCTGAATTCGCATGAATCATATTCTGATTCGTATGAACGCGGGGAAGGCTATAAACAAATAACCGGTGATTTTGAGGAGAGAGTTTCTCGAGATATTCTCGAGGATATTTTCGCTGAAAATGACGAAGGCAACACACTGAATTATAAATTGCGATCAAAAGCGCGTGAATACGGGTTGTTACCGTTAACATCCAATGATTTACGCCAATCTTTCACGCAGACTATCGCAAATTGGGCTGACGAGTCATCATACATGTTTTCTAATACTACGGAATCCCTACCAGTTTTTCTCGAGACTCCACAGACCCAGGAGTTCTTCTCGGGCAATATGAATGGGGAGACCGCACCGACCTCACTTCCGACGGATTTTTACAATTCGTCGGTCGTATCGACTGCTCAGGAGGCAACAGTGCCGCACACATTGACATTTCCGCTACAGAGAAATCCAGTTTACCAGAATTGGATGGCTTCAGGTGGCCAGATAGACACAACGGTGCAGTCACTGATAGTCTCCGAAAGCACGCCGACCGCCGAATCAAAACCCACGAAATCCCAACGCCAGAGGAACAACAAGCAAGTCTTGATTGGTTACTCGAATCTGGTAACTACCCTAGCACTGAACCCCGCCTCGGACTGGAGAGCGGTTCTGAACTTGATGACATTTTCTGTCGTCGTAAAGGAACGAATCGCGAACGAGTATATTCAGAAATTGAATCCGAGATTACGGGATTATTCCCCGATCTTAACAGAGACGGTCACCCAGGTCACCCCTGGAGTAAGATCGCTCTGAAGACCGGGAAAATAATTGATGATTCGCCGAAGCTCATTGTTGATGCTGTTATATCACAACTCATTAACATAGCGGAAATAGGCGAATCTATTTTCAGTATGACGGCGAAAGAACTGGTAACAAATGGAATATGGGATCCTATTAGACTTTTTGTCAAGGACGAACCTCATTCTAAACGTAAGGCTGATAACTCAATGTGGCGTTTAATTTCTAACGTTAGTTTACGAACACAACTGATCGAAAGATTGTGTTGTTCTGTTCAGAATAACGCTGAAATCGCACAATGGGATATTTGCTCATCAAAACCCGGACTCGGATTACATGACGCTGGGCTGGAAAAGCTCACTGAACATATTCAATATAATATTGAATGTAATACGGGAATAGCGGCTATTGACGTTGAGGGATGGGATTGGTCCGTGCGAGAATGGACGATGGAACTCGATACGCAACGGAGAATAAGATTATCTGACGACGGTTTTCCAAATGATTTTTGGAATTTCTTGCTTAGAGTTAGGTCTTATTGTATATTGCGTTCTATCTTCGTTCTCCCTAATGGTAATCTTGTCGAGCAAATGTCTCCCGGAATGCAGAAATCTGGTTCTTACTGCACCTCCCCTACAAACTCATCTATGAGTATTTTAACGGAGGGTGCGGCATTAGCCCGTTTGCGCAAACTAAGGAAATATAAGCCCGGCATATCTATGGGCGACGATGCGCTCGTAGCTCCCGAGCCGCCACTTAAAGAAATTTACACATTGTGGGGTTATAAAGCTCGCATTTTCACTGTCTTTCCGTCTATACACGGAGTAGACTTCTGTTCTCACGAATGGAAGTCTGACAGATATCCGGAATTTGTGGGCTGGCCAAAAACAATGTTTAGATTTCTGAGCACAAAAGACAGCGTGGACGATTGGCCAGATCGTTTGGCTCAGCTGGATTATGTTCTCCGCCACCACCCACGGAAACTTGAACTAATGGCAGTGGCTTTTGCCCGTGCTGAGCGGGCAAAATATTTTGTTGCACCTCATTATGCCACCACGACGACGACCCAACAATGCTACGACTGGAGCAGTGAAAACCCTACGGATGACGGGAACGTACTCCGTGGGTTTGCTGACGACTGCAGCATTGGTCACAGCAGATATTGATGGAGCCAGTATACCTAGACTTTTAACTCAATTGAATTCGGTGTTGTTATGGCGTGTTCGTAGTTTAAAGATTCGAGTGATTCCTATATTAGGCACAAACGCGGATGGCACAATAGGCGTCTTTGCGTTTACTCCTGGTCTTGTACTACCTCCGAATGTTGCAACTCTAATTGATTACGGCGGAAAGGTCGCACCTTTGACCAAAGCATTTTGGTCGAATGCGGCTTTTGCTAGTGACACTTGGATAGCAACGAATGGAGTTGGTGCGCGATTTACTCATTTTGGAACTACAGATGCCGACAATGTTAATTCTTGTACAGTTGAATATGATTTGGTTATACAAACAAAAGGATCCCGTTAATATCTATCGCAACTCACC